TTACCATTATCATACGACAACCGGTCGTCCTAGTAATGCATATAGAGGATTCAATTATGCAGCAATGAACAAGGAAGATGGCACTCGTAACGCATTTTGTAGTCGGTTTGATAGTGGTGCATTAGTTGAAATGGATTTTGATGCATATCATGTTAGGTTGATTGCTCGATTGATTGGATACATGTTACCAGCAGATTCAGTGCATGCATATTTTGGTAAATTTTATTTTGATACTGCTGAATTGACCACAGAACAATATGAGCAATCCAAACAAATAACTTTCCGGTTGTTGTATGGTGGTATCGATACTGAATTTTTATCAATTCCATTTTTTAAACAAGTAAATGATTTTATATATGATTTATGGAGAACCTGGAAAGCTAAAGGCTATGTTAAAACTCCAATATTACAAAGAAAATTAAGTTCAGACACTTTAAAGAATATGACAGCAAACAAATTGTTTAATTATTATTTACAAGCAGTGGAAACAGAGGTATCTGTACAGAAACTGCAGCAATGCAAATTATTATTACAAGCATATAGCACAAAGATGATATTATATACATATGATTCCCTGTTATTCGATGTACCGATAGCAGAAGCGAAGGAAATTTTACCAAAACTCAAACAAGTGCTAGAAACGGGTAACTTTCCGGTGAAAATACAAGTTGGCAATTCATATCAATCAATGAAAACTATCGTTATATAAAAATTATTTATATTTATTAATATGAATTACCAAAAAATACATGATCGAATTATAAATCTAGCAAAAATTAGAGTAATATCTATAATGGCAGAAAAACATCATATTATTCCAAAATGTATGGGTGGCACTAATGATGTTAATAATATTGTTAAATTAACTCCAAAAGAACATTTTATAATTCATAAATTATTATGTGAAATTTATCCTGATAATATTAAATTACATTATGCATTATGGCGGATGATGAATCCACAAACAAAAAATCATAATCGTAGTTATAATATATCAGCAAATGAATATAATAGGAGACGAGAGATACATCGAGAAGAAATACGAAAGTTAGGATTATCTAACAAAGGCAGAATCACTTCAACTGAAACTAAACAAAAACTTCGAGAAGTTCGAAAATTTCAAATAATTACTAATGAAACAAAACAAAAAATAAGTAACTCCCTCAAAGGTAAACTAAAAGCTCCAATGGCGGACGAGATCAAACAAAAAATAAGTAACTCCCTTAACGGTAAAAATAAAGGAAATCCAAAACCAATTCGAACAGAAGCACACCGTAAAAATTTATCAATTTCATTAAAAAATAGGCCGGAGATATCATGTCCTCATTGTGCATGTAGCAGTATAAGTAAATCAAACATGATTCGATATCATTTTGAAAATTGTAAAAATGCAATTAAATTAAATAAGTAAATAATTATAATAAAATGAAAACTATTACAATATGAACATAGATTCAATTTTAACCGAGTGGTGTTATCGATTACCAAAAGGGTATCCAACATCTACACGTGATTATGAGGTATTATACAATGTACTTTTAGAAACATGTAATTGTAGTATCGAACAGGCTCGTAATATTGTAAACCGGGCAAAAGGCGAAATACAACTAATTACAGAAGCAGTTGCAATTGATTCGATACAAAATCAGTTTTTACTTAAAGCAATTGATGAAGCTAATAAAAGCGAAGCGTTTATAGAATTTCTTAAATTATTACCATTAGAGGCAGAGACTATAACATTAAAATTATTAAATAATCTTTCATATGAACAAAGTCAAAACTTTGCTGAACTTTTATATGCATATGATTCGATTAATGAACAAATACTTGGATCGGTTGATTATAAATCTGGAATTGCTGGTAATTTATTTAATCTAAAACCAGATGGTATGGGTAAAGGGGAAATATACATATCAGCGCTTATACGAAATACTAGTGCCCAAGGAGGAGGAAAATCCTATGATTTAATTCAAAACGGCAAAACATATGAAGTAAAGGATTATAGCAATCCGAAACGAAAATCAAGCTCTATTAGGTTAGGAACAAAAGCAACTGTTACTAGATTTGAATTTTGGGATGAACTTACATTTACATTAAAATTATTATCACAATTACGAGGTAAAGCAGATAATCCTAAATTTAACCTGCAAGAAATATTACCAGGCCCACTAGTTGAATCTATTGCATACCTAGAATCTAGACGATTTAATATATTAGGTGGAAATGTAGGATTAAAAGATAAATATTGGATTGATCAATTTTATCAGGAAGCTCATAAATTGAATTCTGAAATTGTTGGGTATACTAATGTAATTTTGCGAGGACCAAATCAAGAACCAATTGAAATGTCAATTGAACCAATAACTGATACATCTGGAGAATCATTTGTAATTAGACCAATACGAGAAACAACACAAAATCTAACATATGTTAATACTGAACTACGAAGATTAAAATATGTACGTGATCCATTCCAATTAGATCGAGATTTGCAAGATGCAGTTAATGACATTGTTGGCAGTGAATTAACATTTGTTGTTTTTAGACCAGATCGAGTAAACGTAACTCGAGATTTTCGTTATGCTGTCATAGATACCGGCAAGATACGTATTATAGAAAAAGATGTTACACCTGATGATTTAACTGATGACATCGAAGACGATAAGGATATGAATTGAAAACACAACTACTTTGCACATTTGCACACCGAACCGATTTAAACATAATTACTGAATATATACAAACTAGTTATGAAATTCCAGAATGCCGAATATTTGTATTTTCAAATGCCGAAGTGTCTGATAATTTATATTGCACATACAATTCATTAGCATCAGACCGTAGAGGCCAGAATACGATTAGTATACATCGCAAGAAAGAAACGAATACACTGTATACCGTCAATGCACTTAATGCTGTCATTCGTTCGGTAAATAATGGTATTGTTGACAAAACATATCAAGTTGATTGGCCACATTATCAAAATTCATTTATACTTACGGATGAGTTAGGCTTTCGAGTAATCGACCTCATTTTCTTCAAGAAAATCTCTTGGTCTTGATATTTATATGTGAATAAGCAAAAAAACTTAACAAATAACTTGGAATTACAGAATTAATTATCTATTATATAATTAATAAATAACATAAATTAATAACTTAACAAAAGGCAACAAATGGCTTTAAATTTAGACGCTATCAAGGCGAAGTTGAATCAGTTGAACAAATCTGATGACAAAAAACAAAATTTGTGGAAACCTGAAGCAGGTAAAACCAGAATTCGTATTGTACCATATGTACACAGAAAAGAAAATCCGTTTTTGGAATTGTATTTTCATTACGACATTGCAAAGAGATCAATGCTATCTCCAATCTCATTTGGTAATTCAGACCCAATTGTAGAATTTGCAGAAAAATTAAAAAAGACAGGCGATAAAGATGAATGGATCATGGGTCGTAAAATCGAACCTAAGATGAGAACATATGTTCCTGTTATCGTGCGAGGAAAAGAAGCTGAAGGCGTTAAGTTTTGGGGATTCGGAAAACAAATTTACACTGAACTTCTTTCAATTATTTCTGATGCTGATTATGGCGATATTACAGACTTAATGAATGGTCGTGATATCGATGTAGAATTTACTCCAGCAGAAGGACAAAACTTTCCTAAAACTGTGATTCGTGTTAAACCTAACACGCAACCGGCAACCGATGATAAAGCAATTGCTGAAAAAATCATGAACCAACCTGTAATTACTGATATCTTTCCTGAACCGTCATATGATGAATTAGAAAAAGCATTGGCTGAGTGGATGAATCCTGAAAATGAAGATGCAGACGTAGCTACACCATCATCTTCAACCACATCTAATGATGATGATGACGACGAACCAGCAAAACCAGCAAAAGCATCGAAGCCAGTAGCAGGTAAAGTTGAGGATGTTGCATCTGCATTTAACGACTTATTTAATTAAGGCGTACAGATATGGCAAAGACTAAAAGTAAATCAGAACTGTCTGACAGTTTAGCAAACACCTTAGCAG